CGCAAAGAAAACAAGCAGAAGAGGCGTTCCGCTGGCGCTTTCGCGCGTGGCTTACTGAAATGAGGAAGCGCAGAAAATGGTTATCGCAGAAACTGCCGCCGCCATCGCTTTAGTGAAGGGAGCCGTTGATGCCGTTGGTAAAACAATCGAAACGGTCAAAGACATTTCTGAGGTTGGTCACCACCTCGACAATATGTTTCGCGGTTACGACGATATTAAGCGGAAGGAACGTCAGCACGAAATAGATAAAAAACAGAAGCCTGTAGGCAAATGGCAAACGTATATCAAATCCAGGTTTGGTGAGCAGCAAGAAGAGGAGCCAGAGGGTCTTTCTATCGCCGAAATTAGCGAACTTGTGATTCAAAAAAAGCAGATGCAAAAAGAGATGGCTCGGATGAGCCATATGCTAAACCTCAAGTTTGGCCCTGGCACCTGGAACGAGATTATCGAAACGCGCAACAAGCGCATCAAAGAGTATCACCGTCAACAAGCTGAGATGCAGCTTGCGCGTGAGAACGCGCTCAAGGCCCAGCGTGAAAAGCTCAACAAAATCTTAAAAGAGTGTGTGAAAGGCTTGTTTGTGATTTTAGCAATCGGCCTCGTTGTGGGGTTCGTTATGTGGGCGGCATCCGCGCCGAAGATCAGGTAACGGTTATGGATGGCGCGATTGACATAAAGCTCATTGCGACCCTGGCCGGAATTTTGGTGTCGATGGCTGGCGCGGCAGCCGTTGCGAAATCGCAGATTCAGCGTCTTAGCGAAATGTTAAAAGATATTGAAGCTCGATTGCGTGCGCACGATTCAAGGACCGACAAGCTGGAAAATGATCTTAGTACGCAAATACAACGGCTGGACGTAATCGCTGGTATGCTTTCGCCTTCTGAAATGGAACGCAAAGCGCGTGAGAGCGCAACGGTGTTAGCCCGATTAGAAGTCTTGGAGCGCACTCAGCACAAGATTGAAAACCGCGTTGGGCTGAATGGAGAAAAAAATGGTTAAATTAACCATATTGATTTTCACTCTTTTGCTTGGCGGTTGTCAGACTGTGAAGGACGAGGTGGATATTGGAAGCATGATGATGTCAGCAGCCGATTTGCGTCAACAAGAAGCAGAGTTGACTGAAATAAACCGTCCTGTTCCTACGTGTGGGACACACGACAAAATGCGGTCACTTCTGCAAGTACAGTACAATGAAAAACCTGCCGTCTACGGGATGGCAAACGATGGCTCGATTTTGACCGTTTTCTCTAGTCCAAAAAAGACCTTCACCATCACGCGGTTGGTGAATGGAATTATGTGCATTGTCGTCGTGGGCAATGGCCTGGAAATAATTAAAGAACCAGGCAAGACAATTTAAGGATTTATTTAAATGAAAATTACTGTTCGGCGCTTTGCTCATAATGACGAGGCGACCCTTTCTCGTGTGTATCTTGATGATGAAGAGTTCTGCTTTGGTCTTGAAGACCAGCCGCAAGAGAAAAAGGTGATGCACGAAACACGCATCCCTGCCGGAACTTACGACATTAAGCTGCGTAACGAAGGCGGCATGACCAAGCGTTATGCAGAGCGGTATGATTTCCATGAAGGGATGCTTCATGTTCAAGATGTACCCAATTTCACCTATATCTATATCCATGTTGGCAACTCCGATAAAAATACTTCTGGTTGTTTGCTCGTTGGTGGCACTCGCAACGAAGATAATTTTACTATCGGTAATTCTCGTGCTGCTTATTCAGACTTGTATCGGGCTGTAGTTGAAGCAGCCAAAGATGAAGACTTGCAGATCGAATACATAGACGAGGACATGGACGATGGCTGAACAACCACCAGTACCCACGATCAAAATGACCAACCGCCGACGCATGGCGTGGCTATCTATTGGCTGCGTAATCGGATACGGCGTTGCTGCGCTGGCGATGCCCGAACGTGCAAGTCAAGTGAACGCGATCATCATTTCCGTTGTTGGCGCTTTGATTGGCGTTGTTATAGTTTACATGGGCGGTGCGGTTGCGATGAACATGAAAAATGTTAAGTGAGCGATGCCAAGCCCTGCGGTTGTTCTTGGTATTTTATTGGTGGTGGCTCTGGCGGCCTTGGCTGCATCAGGCGCGCTTTTAAAAAGTGCTTGGCAAGATGTTGCAGAACTAGAAGCCAAGTACGCGCAGCAGCAAGCCGAAACACAAAAAGCTATACAGCAGATTAGCGATTTGAAGCTGGAACATCAGCAGCAAATTCACGCGATGGACAACCAACTGAAGGACCGTAATCGTGAAATGGTCGCGCTTAGAAAGCAGTCAAATGCAATCAGATCAACAACGGACAGACTGCAAAAGGCGCTGGAAAAAGAGCCAGTACGCGCTGGCCGCGCTGCTACCTATCTTTATCTTAGGGGGATGCGGGACATTTGCAGGGCTGGTGGAGGCTCCCCCGCCGATTGTAAAATCAAATTACCTAAACCCCCCACGGCCAAACCCAATAATTCCACCAAAGATCGAGTTCGGACCCCTAAAATATTGGAGCCAAAAAAAAGTGCCAGAGGGAAAACTGCTCTGCGTCCAAAGCAATGATTACGTAAGCTTGCGTGTCTTCAATAAAGAAATTTCATTCTGGATGAAACAAGCCAACGCCGCGCTGGATTATCACGAAAAGCAGAACGTACCACCGCCCAGTGACAAAACTCAGTGACAAAATTATTAAATTTTCAGTGACAAACCAGTGACAACAAATAGGTGCAAATGGTTATAAATGGGTGTATCTATTATAATGCAATGCAAGAGGAAACCGCAGAAAACCTAGATTATTGTCGCTCATGCAAATCATTGTGGGCTTATCGTCAGGCTCATAACCTGAAGGTCGTAGGTTCAAATCCTACCCCCGCAACCAAATATTATGTAATTAAATCAATTATTTATAAGATACCGGCCTCCCTTTTGGGAGGTCTTTTTTTGTGCCTCAGTGACAAACCAGTGACAGAGGCTAGGTGTTTTTGGCGGCTGTTCGTGCAGGTACGACCTGCACGATTTCCTCTTGTTAAGTAACTATTAGTGACTATAATGTAACTAATAGATACATTAACAAAGGAGATATAACTATGGAGTCACAAAAAATCATTGATGTGGGCGTTGACAAGACCAAAAAGAAATTAGGGTTGGCGTGCTATTACATCAGCCTACGCTCTAGCAACATCAAAATGGCTGCTGACCAGAAGGGAAAACAGCGCGCCTATTTTCGCACTGAAGAAGAAGCAATTGAAAAAGCATTTGAGCTTAACCAACAGCAGCGCAATGGCGGCGTGATTACTGCGCACCCTGCGAGATCAGTTGGCGCAGCTATTGATGCGTTTTGTGAGCGAACAGATACCCGTGAAGCACAAAGAAAAATATCCGAAGGGTATCGGCGCGGCCTTGTCGATGGTGCAATGGCATGGAAAGTGTTTGATGTTGATGGTGCGCCATTTTCAGAAACGCCAATTATTGATGCTGATATAGATTTGATCGAACGCTTGATAGATCAGAACCTTGGTCATCTTGCAGACAAAACAATTATCAATCGCCTTGAGCCTTTGAAGTTTGTTTTTGATCTGGCCCAGCGTAAAAAATGGGTTATCGAAAACCCTGCGCGTTCAGTAAAAATAGAGGCGACCAAGTATCAAGGCGAGGAAGCTGCCGAATCCAATGCGTTGGAGATTATCAAAACCGACCATATCCGCGCATTGATAACTACGGCTATGGAAGATCATCCAGGTGTCGATGGTATTGCCGTAGCGTTCGCCGCTCAAGCGGGGCTGCGCTATGGTGAAATGGCGGCATTAAAATGGAAGCATATTGATTTTGACAATAACCGCGTCCATGTAAATCTTGCCATGCGCAAGCAGCGAGGTTGCACGGTTGCTGCTGACATTCCCAAGAAAACCAAAAAGGGCGAAAACAGCAAAGCACGCCGCGTTGTGTTTTTGCTGCCCAGCTTGGTTAAGCAACTTAAAGAGTGGTTTTTGCAGACAGAGCATAAGGGCAAAGATGACTTTGTATTTTGCAAGGCCGATGGTTCGCATCAAGTAAGCTCTGACCATTGGCGCACCCAAGTGCTTCACAAAATCTGTTCAAAGATCGACGGCTTTGGTCATATACGCTGGCACGATCTGCGGCACGTTTTTGCATCCCTCTGCCTGTCAGAACTTGGTGAGGATTTGGTGCGCGTTAGTGATTTGCTAGGCCATCAGACGGTCGAGATTACCCGCAATACATACGGTCATTGGATTGACAATAAAGAGCGCGACCGTACCGACGCGGAGAAGCTGGAAGCAGCCTTGTGGGGGTCAGCATGAAAACCTCATACACTTTTAATGGCTTCCCGCCGCATATGGTAAAGAAGCTTACGAGAGAGGCGTGTGAGCTTTTAAGCAGCCCTGATAGCACTCAAACTCTGCGTGCGCTGTGCCGCGCGTTTATGGCGCAGCATCCTGTCCCGTTGAAAGCGTGGGGTGAGTGATGGTTCTACTTGTTAGAGATACATCAATCGGTGATGCCAATGAAAATATACAGTCATGGCATCGACACTCTGACCCTGTTCCCCGAATACAAGCACGATTTGCATATCAGCTTATTGAAGTGTTACCAGCGTCTAAATATGGCGCGACGGTTGGCGTGGCGATTATCGGTAACCCTTGTGGACGGCCCAATGATCCAAACATTATTGAACTGCGTCGCGTTGCTTTTAAGCCCAATGAGAATTTCGGACATTACCGCCGTTGGTATCCTAACGACCAACGCAACAATGAAATATCATTGCGTAAAATTCCTACTTTTGTGAGAACCGACAATTATTACGACATGGGCATTATTCGGCCACGGGAAATCCCCTCATTTTTTGTAAGAATCGGAACAGCCCTTGTAAAAAAACGGCTTCCAAATATGCACACAATTTGGACTTACACCCATGAAACAGAAAAAGGGTTGTATTTGGAAAAGGCGGGATATTGCTGCAACCATCATTTTACGCGGAGAGGCATAGCCAAACGTCGGTATGAAAAATTGATAAAGGGAGAAAGTGATGAAAGTTAGAGAGAATTTCAACAAGCGCGGCAAGCCCCGCATTTTAGCGGGGCTTTTTATTGATACCCCGCGCCGCGTTCTTTTCTTGATCGACCAGGCATACGAGCCTTATTGATGGTCGGCGTGTGTCTGGGCTTTATCGTGCCGTGCCGGAACCAGAATATAATTCTCTCCCAAATCTTTTTAATTTTTACCATCCTTCAATCCTTTCTTTATCGAGGCTGCGAAGGCCGCACCGATAGCTGCATATCCCGTATTGTCGTCATGGTTCTCGATGTTGATTTCCGGCGCACAAAGATCACGCGCCATTTTTTGCAATTGGTTTAAATGGCAGACTTGAATCGGTGAAATCGGCACTTCCAGATACGCGCTCCAAAGCTCCGCACATTTGGCAAACGTCTCACGATAATCGCCGTGCGTATCGTCACGCTCCTCAATAATGCGTGCAGCTTCACGTAAAGCTTTTGCCGGATTAGTCACCCGTTTCTCCGCGCACCAGTTTTTCAACTTGCCAGGTCGGTATGAAATACCGCTGGCCCATAGGCGTGCTGGTTATCTGCTTGGATTTAATCATCCGATACAAACGATTGATGTCCGTTTCGGTGTACTCAGGCCCATGCAGCTTGGCCGCAACTTCTTGGACTGTAAGAAGTGCCTTAGTGGTATCATTTGCTGGCTCATTTGAGGAAATCATCAAGCACCTCGTCGCTTTCGTTCTGCGCCTGCGGCTGCTGCTGGTGCTGCATTGGCGGTTTGGAATCCAACTTGACCGACAAATTACCAGTGTCGGCGTACTGCCAAATGCCCAGACTGTACTCACCCGCTGGAATAGGCGCGTGCAATGTGATTTTGTTGTTTGAATAATTCGGCTTGCCGCCGGACATTGGTTCGCCGCCGGAAAACCGTTCCTGATTTTTAAAGACGTTGGCTTTAAAGATAGTTTCGTAGTCAGACATTTTATGCTGCTCCTGTCAGTTGGTTATTTCGCTCTTGGTACGCATCTATCAGAGCTTGATAGAGCGGTTGGTTATTTTTCTTAACGTCGATTAAAGTGGCCTTGTTTATGCCAAGCCATTTTTTGTGCTCACCCGTGTGCTTGTGCTTTTCAAAACCAGCTATGGATTCCCGCACCCATTTCTCTGTCGTGTCTACGGTCTGTTCATAGGCTGCGCTGGCCGCTTGTGGCGTTGGCTGTTCATCAATGGTGTCTGCGACATTATCAACAACGCGGCCTTGCTGCTGCTGCGGCTCTGGCGGCGGTGCTTGCATACGCGCAGGCTTGTCCATTTCATTTGCTGATGCAAACTCGCCGCCGTGCAGACCCATTGCAGCCAATGCCCTACCTAGTGCACTGGTTTCACAGTTCTCCAAGGCTGACGTTGTGTTTACGTTTGAACTGCCGCGCACTTCCTCTGCTATGCCAGTAGCTAAAACGCGCCCGTGCTCACATCTAATAGTGCTTTTAACAACGACAACCTTGCCATCATCCTTAATGATTTCGCTCTCGACACCGTGCGCAAGGCCGAATGTCTCACGCCATGCGGTTACACGCTCTTTTACTTGCGTGTATTTCTTGCCGCCGCGTTGAGGTACACCGTCCGTTTGATTGAACGCATTGCATCGAGACATGGCTGCAAGCAGTTGGTCACTCATTGTTCAACACCCAGACGATTTGGGGCTTGCCCAAATAGCTATCGCGCCGTGTGCCGCTATCCTTGATCTTTCCAGCTTTCCGCAGTTCGCTGATACGTGGCCGGTACTTTATAAAGACATGGCCGTATATCTCCGCTACCTCGTCAGCGGTAAGGCCATCAGGTGCAGAGGAGAGTGCCAGCAGCACCATTGTTTGATCGAGTTTTTTGGTGCTTTTCTTTTCTCTGGCCGCTTCCTTGCTGGTAAGCTGGCCCTTGTATCCAGGGTTCGCCGGGTACGGTAATTCCATTTCAGTTTGCATATCATCGTCCTTCATCATTAAATCTACGATCACAACATTGGCGATAATCACCACCATGAAGACGGTAACCAAAAGGCCGCCGCCCAAAATTTCCACCGCCCTCGCTATGAAATTGACCATGTTTGTTCTGCGAGTTGCTTGTATTCGGGCGACTTGTCTTTCCACATCCAATGGCTAAAATCCGGCGCAACGAGCGACATAAGCTCTTTTACCGAATTGCATTTAGACATCAGGTTCTCGCGGGTTTTTGCTATCAGTTTGTAGCGTTCAACCGCATCATCGAGGCGTGCGGGTTGTAGCTCCTCGCAGTCTTGAGAGCTAAAGACCCGGTAGCCTTTGCAATTGGCGTATACGATGGTCACTGGCACGTTTTCAGACTGCTGGCGCATCCATGCCCAGTAGATAGCCGTTTGCGCAACGTGGTTAGCGTCTGGCTTTGCTGGCAGGCTGTTTACCCCCCAGCCGCGCTCCGACTTGTTAAGTTTCGGCCAGCGTGTCTTGAGTTCAACAACCCCTCTCGTCTGCACATCAATCTCGCCTGCGAAATCCAGGGCTAAACCTTCAAGCTTCAAAGAAATCCAAGGTCCGTCTACGACTTGGTTTTCGCCTTTGGTTGCTTCTTGTAGACCAAGCACCATATGCTTGAGAGTCAGCGCATAGATGGTATCGGTAAGCCCCTCAACGACATCACTCTGATATTCCTCGTTAAGAATGATCTTATGCTTAACCGCATCAGCTTCATTATAGTCGGCGGGTTTATGTGCTTGCATTTCAGACAATGCGTGCCGGAAGCTTTCTGTCTCGTCATCACCGTCTATAACTACGCGCTTGGCGTGGGCTTCCGCTTGCGTGCCGCCAATCATGGGTGCGTTGGGCGGCGAATAAATACCAAGTGGCCGTGCGACTGCTTTTTCTATAAATTCCATGAAATCGGGCCGCATACAGCCGCCAGGACTGTGATGCCAAAAATGAAATTTCTCTGCCCAGGGTGGTAAATCAATATCGTTATTCATAATCACAACCCTCTCATGTCGTAACTGTGAATAACGTAAACGTCTAATTTTAGCAACAAAAAGTTTATGCACACAAACAAAACCCCGCAAAAGCGGGGTAATACGAGTCTACGAGTTACGTTTTGTTGTGCTTAATTACCGTTGACAACCTTTCTTTTTGTTTTGGATTCGCGCTTTGGTTTTACTTTAATTGGCGTAATGTACTGCTCCTCTCCCGCAGTCTCAATTTTCACATAAACCGTTTGACCTGGCTTGGCTCGATAGCTTACGTCAACACTTCTGGGCGATTCTTCCGTACCCCAAATATCGTCCAACTTGCAGCCAATCATTTCAACAATCTCTATGCACTGTGAAATGCGTGGATCGACCTCGCCGCGCTCATAACGACGGTATGCAGGCGCGGTCATGTTAAGCTTTTTTGCTATTTCAGTTACGGTTAATCCAACCCCTTTACGTGCATTTTTTAATTTTATGTGGTGCATTTGATTATCCTTGTTTCCGCATAACTATATTTGTGGTTGGTTTTCTTAAGCTAGGCCAAGCTTTTGATGTCCATTTAACCATCGTATCGTTATATATGTCGTTCATTCCAGCTAACGCATCTGAGAGAAACATGACTTTTTCGATGTCTCTGTACAGTGTACGTCTGCGTGGCCGATAGATAATGTTTTCTGATTTGCTAAAGCTAACCCCATAGGGTTGAACAGGCTGCGTCATTATTTCAGTTGTTTTGTTTAGACCGCCATATTGCGTAAGCATTTCAACTAGATCATCAATTTGATTCACCATCCTATCGCTTTGATTCCCCATTAGCATAGACAGTAGCCCTTTTGATATGTCGCATCCGTAAAACCAACTGCACGCAGCAATAGTATGAATGCGACCCGCGTTTCGATTCTGTTCAATAAAGTTGAATAGCCCCGTATTTTGATCTTCATGCCACACGGGTGCGCGGATGCCGCGCGTTGGTGACTTAATCCCATAACTAACAAGTTTATCCTCTGTAAGTATCTGCTCTGCATACGTGTCCGAAATTCTACCACGCGGCTCGAGGGCATAGTGACTGAGCATACTCCGATAGACACCTGACGCATAATAATGCTGCATCATCATGTGAATGTTGCGATCTGCCAAAACATCATCCTCATCTTTGACATTTTTTAACTTTGTAGATGTCAAGGGCAAAGGTGATGGGCAATTTTTGAACGGTATAATTTTTCCCATAATCTCCTCCCGTTTGCACATATTAGGTCATAATGTTCACATCTGGTAACATTATGCAACCTAGACAATCACATTTTTGTGGATAAAGTTGGCGCAGTGAATCCAAGAAGGTTCTTCTATGCACTTGACTCCTGTAGATTTATTGCCCCCGAAGTAAAAGGCTTCTTGCGTAGGGGTGTAAATAAAAAAATTTTATTTACGCACCTGGTTGACAAGTAACTGTCAGTTGCTTATCAGTGCTGTATGGTTACTTTCTCGCAATGGGTATCGCAGCAGGGTTGCAGTCACGAAACGATTGCAGACCGTTTGGGCGTTAGCCGCGCGTATGTGACGCAGTTGGTTGGGGGCCATAAAAGCCCGTCTCTTGCGGTCATACGGCGCATCATAGATGTATCAGATGGTACTCTGACGGCAGACTCTTTGATCCATGAGTTCGCCCGAAATTGAGGTACACAAAGCAATAGTAAGTTGGCTGGGTTATGCTCTGCCAGCCGATTCGCTTGTGCATCACTCACCAAACGAAGGCCGCCACAATGTAGCGTGGAGAGCCAAGCAAAAGCGCATGGGTATGCAGGCTGGTTGGCCGGATTTGGAGATATTTGTCGCCCCGAAACATTTTAAAAGGCCGCTATTCAATTTCGCGCCAATCTTTTTGGAAGTCAAAAGCGACAAGGGCAAGCTATCGAAAAAGCAGCGTGCCGTTTTAGAAAAGCTGCGCACGCTTGGAGCACACGCCGCTGTGGTTCGTTCCATTGACGATGCGCGTGCCTTTCTTAACGAGATAATTGAGGTACACGCATGAGCATATGCAGACGCTTCAAGGTGCATGATAGTTGCTGCGGCCTGGTCAAGCGGATGGCACGCATCATCGAGCGCGATGAGGTCAACATCCCCACGCTGTGCCATGACGCAGGGGTGCATCATGCAACGGTGCATAGCTGGTTCAAGCGGCACAGCCCGTCCGTAATAAACTTCCAAAGCGTGCTCAATGCGATGGGCTATGAGCTTGCGATTGTAAAAAAGGATAACCGCCGTGTGCGTTGAGTGTTTTGGTTTTGGTCGCATTGAACGTCCCGCCAAGCTGGTTGAATACGAGCGCACAGTTGTCGAGTGGGGTGTAAAGGTTATTCAAAACCGTCACTATGAACTGCCTGATCGAATTGATGCCTGTCCCGAATGTACACGGCGTGCGGAAGAAGCGTATCAGCTTCATCTGGCAACTCACGGGTACGGCTATGGGTAAGCGCGTGCGAATAGGCGACTGCACCCTATACCAAGGCGACTGCCTTAAGATCATGCCGACGCTTGGCAAGGTCGATGCTGTGGTTACTGACCCGCCATATGGAATTGCGACAAGTGCGCGAGTTAATCACCCGGAGCGCCAGCAATGGGATATACACCGCCCCGACTTGTTGCCGTTTCTAAATTATGGGCGCTATCACCTGTTTTGGGGTGGGCAGTATTTTGCGCCCTCGCTCCCTATGTCTGAGGGATGGTTGACATGGGCAAAGCGCCCTGCCGTTGGGCATGACTTTGCTGACGATGAGCGGTCATATGCGACGACCGAATTGGCATGGCGGGATTGGGGAAAGGCGGCTTTCATTTCTCACGTTTGGGACGGAGGAATGCGAGCGGGAGCGGTTGAAAACCGCACGTTTTGCCATCCATCTCAAAAGCCCATTGAGGTTATGCAGTGGTGCATCCGAAAAGTTCCCTCTGACGCCCAAACCATCCTTGACCCTTTCATGGGGAGCGGCACAACGGGAGTAGCTTGCGCCAAGCTAGGCCGCAAGTTTATTGGCATAGAATTAGAGCCGAAGTATTTTGACATAGCCTGTAAGCGGATAGAGGGTGCTTATAAACAACCTGACTTGTTTGTGGAGCCGCCTGCAAAGGCTGTGCAAGTGGGGCTGGATCTATGAACCAGACCCGCATCATGTCATTCATTGAGGCCAACGCCAATGCCGTGATTGGCCTGATTGTTTCTTGGCTGTTCACCTATTTTGCGCTGCCGCTGTTTGGCTTAGAGCCAAGCGCAGGCGAGGCAGCGGTGATCACGTTTTGTTATTTTATGCTTTCAGTAGGCCGCTCGTACCTAATCCGGCGATGGTTCAATCATGGGTAAGCGCAGCAATGCGTTTGCGCGCCGTGCGCAAGACTTTTATCCAACGCCGCTGGCTGGCGTGCTGCCGCTGCTTAATCATCTGATGGTCGGCACCAAGTTCTATGAGCCTTGCGCTGGTGCTGGTGATCTGATCGACCATTTGCAGAAATTTGGTCATGTCTGTGTCGGTGCGTCCGACATAGCCGACCACGGTGAGCATCCGCAGGTACAGCCAGGTATGGACTGCCTGCATTTGCTGGGGGTGGATGCGGATATGTTCATCACCAACCCGCCGTGGTCGAGGCCGGAACTGCACGCCATTATAGAGCATTTAATGCACCTAAAGCGGCAGGCGTGGCTACTGGTGGACGCGGATTGGGCGCATACCAAGCAGGCTGCTGCGTACCTCGCGCATTGTCAGAAGATTGTGGCGGTTGGCAGGCTCAAATGGATTCCGCAGTCAAGGCATACGGGCAAGGATAACTGTTGTTGGATGTTGTTTACACCCTGGCGTGACGGGGCGACAGAGTTTTACGGGCGGTCAAAATGACTTGTCCTGAGTGCAACGGCAGTGGTCGCGTCATAGAGGAGGACGTTGTTTCGGGCGCACAGAACTATTCACGGTTTGCAACGCCGGAATATGTCCTGCGTGAGGTCGAGTGCGAATCGTGTGGCGGTTGGGGTGAAGTTGAGGTTAATAACGGCAATGACGAGTGATTTTAACCCGCTTTCACATGATGCGTTCATAGTTTTATCAGAGCTAGAAAGCCTTGGTAATCAATGCACTAGAGAGTTACTAACAAAGGCTGTGCATAAAAGGGGAATAAAAGGGCTTGACACGCTTATTTTGGAGCTCGTAAAAGCTAATCAGGTAATTGAAGACAATTACAGACAGCTTATAATAGCTTGCTACAATAAGCGTGATAAGCTTCAACCCCCAAAAACACTTAGTTATAAAGAGGCTAATAAGAGCCAAGCTAATAAGAGCCAAGCTAATAAGAGCCAAGCTAATAAGAGCAAAGCTATTATAAGCTGTGCGGTTAAAGGCATGCACGCAGGGTATCAGGCCGTTGTAGACGGTAAAAAGCCAAGATATTCACCAATACATGAGTATGCTAGAAAACTCAGCCGTGCAGACCTATCGGATTACTGGAACCTGGTCGGAAGGATGTCGGATGCGGAGCGTAGCCGCTTCAGTGCCAGCATTACACGATTGCTTGATTGAAGCCGCTGAGACTGAGCGGCGATTGCCAGCAGCGATTAAAAAGCAAAAGCTGGCAAGCTGGCCGGAATACAAGGCTGATTGGCTGGCCTACGCAGATGAGATAACAAGTACGGGGTTGGGTAAAGCCACAGCCGCACAGATCAGCCGCTACGATCAGATGCTTGATGCGATTATTAAGCTTCACGGTGAAGACGATAGAAGGCTGTTATGGGCAACGGCGCATAGCGCAGCGTTTAAGCGGCGTGGGCCTGCATGGTCAAAGCTGGCTAGATTGCTGCATACCAATAGGCGTACCGTGAAGTCGAGGTATGAGCAGGCATTGGTACGGTTGTATTATTGCCTGCGGTAACTGCGTTAGTTCCCATAAAAATGCTATATGTAGTATTTTCGATACCCAATGTACTCAAAATAGGGTAAAAAGAATTAAGATGGCGGCTGTATGTTGTCATGTTTCATTGAAGAACCTCCTTTTTTTATGTGTAACCTTGGGCCGCTGTAATTTCCCAGCTTTATTACGGCGGTCCATCTTTTTGTGGAGACAGTCATGCCAAAGGTTAAAACAGCAAGCGGCAAGGTAAAGCACTATGCGTACACGCCGAAGGGCAAAGCTGCTGCGAAGAAGGCGAAGGCAGCAGCTAAGAAAGCGTCAAGGAAGCGGAAGTAATGGCAGGCAAGCTCAACAAAGACATCATGCAGCAGATATGCGACAGGCTTGCTATGGGCAAGTCACTCAGGTCGGTATGCGATACCGATGCGTCCATGCCGCACTGGGTGACAGTCTTGCAAGCTATTCAACGTGACGACGAACTGCATGAAATGTATTCCAGAGCAAGGGCTATCGGAGCCGAAGTGCTGGCCGATGAAATGCACGACCTGGCTGCGATGCCGTTGCCTGATCTCGATCCACGATTAGCCAATGCGGAAGTACAGCGAAGGCGTGTGGAGATCGACACCAAGAAGTGGACATTCTCAAGGCAGCAGCCAAGAGGCATACGCAACAAGGTTGAAGACACAGCAGCTAATGTAATCACGCTTAGTTGGTCAAACGCCACAGACGATGTGAGCGCACGCAAGGCTGACGAGAGCGAAGAGAAGGTTGTGAGGCTGGTTACTGATGAAGCTGGTTAATCCGAATCCGTGCTTTACGCAGCATAGCATTACGCGCGAGTCGCTGTGATTTCTCTAGCGTTCATGGGCTGGAATTGGCCTGCTTGTCACTGGTTTGTCACTCGATGCTCTGTAACCCGCAGAAAACAGCCATTGACTGTCAGGTTGAATACCTGACGAGGGTAAAAAATGGGCCTAAACATTGAGATTCCGTACTCCCCCCGTACCCTTCAGCGGGAGCTGCACGCCGCCTGGTCTGGGCATAGGTATAGTGTCGTTGTCTGCCATCGCAGGGCAGGCAAGACAGTAGCGGTCCTTAATCACCTCCTACGTGACGCCTTAACAACAAAAAAACCAAACGCCAGATACCACTATTTGGCCCCCACCTACCGCATGGCCAGCAACATAGCCACCGACTACCTCCTCCAATTTTCAGAAAAAATACCCGGTTTTACCTTCAACAAGACCAATTTAACCGCCTCCTACCCCAACGGCAGCCGAATAAGCCTGCTTTCAGGAGAAGACGAATCTAAGATCCGTGGAATCTACAGTGACGGAATCTGCATCGATGAATGTGGATTAATGAGTGAAACCGTTTTCCCGGAAGTTATCAGACCCGCCCTAGCCGACCGCAACGGCCTTAACGGTGAAAAGACTTATGCGATTTTCATCGGCACGCCGATGGGCCACAACGTGTTTTACGATTATTACATGAAAGCCAAGGACGACCCTGAGTGGCACAGCGCCATGTACAGGGCGTCAGCAACCGGCATCTTGCCGGAAAGTGAGTTAAGGGCGGCAAAGAACACCATGCCCCCTGACGCTTATAATCAGGAGTTTGAGTGTTCATTTGAGGCAAATGTCCCAGGAGCTATATTTTCCAAGGAAATGCAGCTTTTGGATGAAAATGACCAGATCGGCAACATTCCGTATGACCCGACGCACGCGGTTGAGACGTTCTGGGATCTTGGAATAAACGATAATACCTCAATTTTATGGGCGCAGGTATTTTCCGGCGGCAGATCGATCCATATTATTGATCATTTGAGCATGAGCGGAGAAGGGATACCGTTCTACGCTAAGGTTCTGAAGGAAAAGGGCTACAATTACAAAGCGCACCACGCCCCGCATGATATAAACGTGACGGAATGGGGTACGGGGAAGACCCGCCAGGAGACGGCATTAGGCAATGGCATCAATTTTATTAAGGCTCCCAAGTTGCCGCTCGAGGAGAGCTTAAACGCTGTCAAGGTGACGCTGCCGCGTATTTGGATAGACCGGGAGAAGTGCAAGGGATTGATTGAGGCGTTGCGCTTTCATCATAGGGTTTACGACCCTAAAAACAGGATATTTAAGAGTACGCCGCGTCACGATTGGTCAAGCCATGACGTTGCGGCGATGCGCACGCTTGCCACGTCAATACGTCAGGTAGCCCCGCCTATAGAGAGTAATTACAGCCGCAGAGGATCGGCTGCTGGTAGTTGGATGGGATGACATGGGATTACTTGATCGTGACCCGTCCGTTGCGTATCGGGGCGGTTTGCTGCCGTATTTGGTGCGTACCGTTACTGATCCTGGCGACGATATAACGGAGTATGAGCAGCTAGAATGGGCGACGCCTAGTTTACTCTATGATCCGTACAAGCATATGGCTTTGACGGGTGCTATGGCGACGGGCGCGG